TTGATGTAGAGTTTCATGATGTAGAAACACAAAAGTTAGTTCATTATGATACAATAAAGTGCAACCATTGGATAAGACTTAACAGAGAATACTTCACCACATGGCAAACTATTGTTTACAAGGATGGGGTGGAAGTGTACAATAAGATAATAGATTTGACAGACAAGAGAGTGTACATAGCTTTTGATAGTTCTTCATTAGGAGATACATTAGCTTGGATACCATATGCTCTTGAGTTTAAGAAGAAGCACAATTGTCATGTGATTGTGTCAAGTTTTTGGAACAAAATACTTGACGTTTATACAGAGCTTGAGTTTGTGGAACCAGGAACAACAGTTAACAATCTGTATGCAATGTATAAGTTAGGTTGGTTCTATAATAGTAATAAAGAACCTGTTCTTCCTAATACAATTCCTCTTCAGCAAACAGCTACAAATATTCTTGGTCTTGGGTATAAAGAAATCAAACCTAGCGTACATAATTCAGGACTTAAGGCAAACTATAAACTAGTTACAATAGCTACAAACAGTACAGCTGGATGTAAGTTCTGGACCAGAGAAGCTTGGCAAGAAGTAATTAACTATCTACACGATCAAGGATATAGAGTGAAGAATGTATCACTAGAGAATAATCCATTTGACAACTGTGATGCATTACTTGATAAATCAATTGAGAGTACAATAGAATGGATAGCGCAAAGTGAATTCTTTATAGGACTATCTAGTGGACTAAGTTGGTTAGCTTGGGGATTAGATGTACCAGTAATAATGATCAGTAATTTCACTGATAAAGATCACGAGTTCTCATGCCATAGACCAGTTAATACTAATGTATGTCATGGATGTTGGAATAAAGAAGAGTATAAGTTTGATAAAGGAAATTATAATTGGTGTCCGTTACACGAAGGAACAGAGAGACAGTTTGAATGTCAGAAGAGTGTGACACCAACTATGGTAATAGAAATAATAAAAACCCTTGTATAGAGGGTTTATATTTGATTGGTTAAGTATAACACTGTAGCAGATGCTACAAATACATACACCCAGAATAAAATCCAGTTTCTGTCTTGATTTTTCATTTTCCTATACTTTTAAAACAGTGGTCCTTATCTATCTTATCTAATAACCAAACTAACACCTTACCACCCTTTGTTAGGGTGTTTGTTAACTCATTCCTTCCTAGGACACTAGATATGGTCTCGTTTATATCTCCAAACTTATGTCCAGTCACAAGTGTCTTATTAAACAGTGTCCTAAACTCTCTATTTCCAAACTTGTCTAGATTGACTGCAGAACTCTTAAAGTACCCAGACTTATCTTTTACAAAGAACCAGTTGATTATACTCAGTGGTAAAAATAGTATGTATGCTAATATAAATAGTATCATTTCGTATTTGCTAATCTAAATAAAGCGTCAACTTGTTCTGATGTCAATCCCAAAGTACTAGCCATTGAAATCAAACTTTCGTTATTTCGCTCAAAAAAAATAGCATCACTCCATAATGTCAAAAAAGTTTCCCTTACTGTTGTATTTTCAATTTGATTGATAGCCAAAATAACCGAACTTGGCATAATACCAAAGTCAATCAAGGCTAATTTTAACTGTAACTTTGTAACCGATTCTATTATAAAATTAGGACTTCCAAATTGATGTTTTTCTGGTATTTCACTGTCTGAAATTTCAAATAAATCGGGGTGTAAAACTACCGATGGATGTTCCTCAAATGGCTCTTGTGCTACAACTACCGTATAACTATCTGTTCCTACGCTATTAATTTGTCTTATGTGTCTCATGCTGTAAAGTATTGAATTGTTGCGTAAAATGAAGCGAAATTACCCCCTGATGCTGTTGCAATAGAGATTTCAAAAACATTAGGTGATGTTGTTTTCAATCTTAATGCAACAGACCGTGCTACTGTGTTTTGTAACTTATTAATAGACATTTGACAAGAGCCATAAGACAATACTTGTGCTGCATTAGTTACTCCTGTTGGTAGTTCAGGAACGGGGCAGTCGGATGGTAATTCACAAGCAACGGCTGTTACACCAGTTCCTGCACTTGCATAAAATAAATTCAATCTTATTGTCACTAATTTCCCCTCTTGTTTCCAAGTGTAAGTATTATCTGTTGGACCGCTTGGGGCTAAAGTACCAAATGTAAAAAGAATAGTCCCTGTATAAGATTGTAACGCTACATCTTTATAAACTTTTTCAGTTGGTACTGCACTTGAAGCCGTGTTATTGGCTAATATTGTATAAGCAGATTGCGAAGGGGTTGAACCAGTTACAGTTAAATCGCCACTACCCAAAACACTACTGCCATTAATAGTTTTGATGTTTGTGCCTGAAACTAAAATAGCTTGTTTTGCGTTTATTTGTGCTTGAATAGCACTTGTAACACCTTTTACATAAGATATTTCTGTTAGACTTGGATATGTTGCAAGTGGTAAACTAACTACATTTTTATTAGCATCAAAACTGGCTATTGTAGATGCTGTTTCTAATTGTAATTTTAAACCTGTATTATCGAATCTTGCTACTTCTATAGTTCCCGTTTGTCTTGTAAATTTAGCTATTGGATTAGAGTTATTACCTCCTACAACATCCAAAGCAACACCTTGGGTAGATGTGGTTTTTAAAGCATTACCAGATAAATTAATATCTACTGTTCCTGTAAAATTTTTATCTCCTGCAAATGTTTGTGTACCAGTTGTAACAACACCCCCAAAAGAAGCAGATGCAGGTTGTAGATTTAATACGTTTCCTGTTAATGTAGCAGCATTAGCATTAGGAACACTTCCTATAGCAGATAATGATCCTATTAATCCTGAAGTACCGCTTGTTCCAGTTGTTCCGCTAGTACCAGACGAACCTGCACTTCCAGAACTTCCAGAGCTACCACTTGTTCCTGAACTACCATATGTAGCACCAAGAGTTGTTACAACATAAGAATAATATTGTGTCCCTTCCGTATACCAAGTTACAGGATGATTACCTGATGATTGATCTACAACATATATTTTAACAATCATTCTGTCTGTAGGGAGAACATAAAATGATGTTGGTATAACTAAATCTAAATACACTTCAACAGGTAGGACAGAACTAATCCAACCAATCAGAACTTGATTAGTTTGTATTGGGGATCCATAACTTGTTCCAGCACTATCAGCTAATTCTATTGTACAGAATGTATCTGTATTAAAACCTGTAGCTCCTTTTAAGAAATGTAAATGAAATCTTTGTGTTCCAGGAGGAATAACATTCACTCCTAAACCATCTGCATTTGTAATAAATTCTTGAACTAACACAGGTGTACTACCTGTTGTTGTTTTTGTTACTGTTTGTGTTGGTGATGCTGTTGGTAATATATCAATTTGTTTATATATTAATGGTGTCTGTGTTACAGATTCATTGAAATAATATATTTGTCCTGATGCAATTCCACTTGTTCCATTTATTCCACTTGTCCCAGATGTAGCAGATGTACCACTAGTACCACTTGTTGAAGATGATCCAGAACTTCCAGATGTTCCACTGGTTCCACTACTACCATCAATTCCAGATGTTCCACTTGTTCCTGAAGTTCCTGTTGTCCCACTAGTGCCTGTTGTGCCAGAAGTACCAGATGTTCCATTACTACCATTTAAACCAGTGTTACCACTAGTTCCACTAGTTCCGCTAGTGCCTGTAGTACCACTAGTTCCAGGTAAACCATTCTCTCCTTTTGTACCACTAGTTCCAGATGTACCAGAACTACCATTGTATCCATTAGTTCCAGATGTTCCAGAACTTCCTGAAGACCCAGAACTTCCAGAGCTACCTGAAGAACCATCACCACCTGTTGAACCATCAAGATTTATGTCCCAATAGCTAAATGTTCCTGATCCAACAACTTGTGTAGGAAACTCAAAGTTTAGTATGCCTGTTAAAGGATCGTAATCAATAACAATACATTCTTGATAGTTGTATGCATTATGTGATATAATGATAGATTGTCCAGGAGTGTATGATAATAATGTATCAACAGTCAATGGTCCTCCTTGTCCTAATGTAAATTCATCAGCACTAGTTGTTCTATATCTGTCTCCATTTTGACCACTTGTACCTGCAGATCCGCTAGTCCCACTGGTCCCACTGGTCCCAGATGTGCCACTAACATTACATAGTTTTTGATTTAACTTAACTATGACAGTCTCAAGTGTATCATTAGTATTAATTCCTGAACATACTAAACTAGCTCCTTCGTAGAATACGCAGGTAGCATTTAGTATAACAGGACATGGAATAGCTTCGCAAAGTGAATTCATGGGTATGTTGTATAATGTGTAAAAATAATGTTTATAAACTTAACGTCAAAGTGTTATAGAAAATAGATGGTATAATATAGCGTTCGATTATCTAATTCCATATTGTGATTGCATTTTAATACCAAGATCTTTAGCTAAGCTAGGATAGAACATTGGTAAATATCCAGATGCTTGACTTGCTATAGGAAATGATTTCATTAAATATTTAATTGGTGTAGCATCATCTTGTATCTCTTCATTATCAGTAATTATTCCATAGTTCTCTGAAACAAAATTTGTAAAAAACTTTTTGTAATTATCCAATAACCCTATAGAAGGAAATATACCCCCTTTTCCTGAAATTAAATCAAGAGGAGTAGTTGGTTTATAGAAATACATAAGCTCATCTGTTAACTTATCTGTAGCTTTTAATAAAAATTTATATTGATTTCTAACAAGAGCATCTTCATCATCATCTGGAGCTGCAGCTTTTAAACCTGCCAATAAAGATATTAAACCTAACAAAATAATTAAATCTACTGCTTGATTTTTAATGTTTTGATTCACAAGAGCTATAAATTCATCTTCAGTCATATCAAGTTTCTTTCCTGTATTAGCTTCATACTCTGACTGCTTTCTTTCATAAAGACCCCGAACTTGCTCTAACCAAACATCATTGTTTCCCCCCAATGCAGATTGTAAACTATTGATTGATTTTAAAGTGTCTGTAAATACCATACCAAAGATCATCCTCATTCTTCCCCACTCATAAGCATCTGATGCAGCATTGTATTTTATATTTCCAATACGAACATCAACAAGTCTAGGTATCCAGTTTTTAAATACCATCATAGAAGATGCATACACATTCATGTTTACAAGTCTTTTATTTTCTTCACTCATAGAACCAAGAGCATCTGTAGTGAAACTTTGAACAATTCTTCTAAATTCTATAACAGAATCAGATTTCTTATCTACACCAGGAATAACAAATTCACCATCTATTACTTCTCCAAGTTTCAACACTCCTTTATCATCTAATAACTCTTGTACATCTTTTTCAAACTTATCAGCTCTCTCTTTTCTTTCTTGTTGTGTTCCAGAATAAAAAGCTTTATATTCATCTGTGCTTCTTAAATATTCTCTAACATTAACTATTTTTCCATCTTGAACAATTGTATTTTTGATAAATGTATAGAAGTTTAACGCTTGTACACCTTCATCACCATTTCTCATCAAGAACATTAGGTAATCTTGTACAGCTTGTTCATCTATTTTATTTAATGAAAGTTTTCTTGCAGCGTTCTTATTATAACTTTCTACAAAAGGAACAAAGTAATCAAGAGCAGCTAATGCTTTTTGTCTATCTTCACCACCTGTCATTTTACCTCCAAGCATCCACATTTGTGTTTTTAAGAAATCTAGCTTTGTAAAATACTTACCAGCATTAATTAATCCATTTGCTGTACCACCAAATAAGTTAGATATAGCAGATAGAGGATTAAGTCCTAGTGTGGTTATTTGAAACTGTGTGTTTATTGTATCTAAAAATTTATTTGCTGACAGTTGTCTTTCTTCAAGATTTTCTGGAAATAAAGTTATTCCTAGTTTCTCATTAAGAGTTTTGCCAAATCCAGATATTTTACCAAGAGCTACATCAAACACTTCGCTTTGAATATATTTCTGTTGATACACAACAGATTTGATCATGTCTTCCAGAAGCTTAGAATTCTCTAAGTTATTAGGATTGTATTTTAAATCATCTCCTTCTTTTAATAAAGATCCAAAAGTTGAAGTCATGATAGATTTTTTATTTCTTTCTATTCTTAACAATTGTAAACTTCTTTCTTCGATGTCTTTTAAGTTCTTAAACTTAATAGCATATTCATTATATAAAGCCATTGTTTTGAACAAGTCTGTAGAATAACCCTCTCCAAGATCTTTTGTAAAATACTTAGGAACAGAATTTATCAACTCTCCTGTAATAGGATCTGTTTGACCATATCCAGCTTCATTCTCATCCATTGATATGTTTCTAAGGAATTGTTCACCAAGTCCTCTAGACTTACCTTCAAACACAAGTCCTTCTGTAAAACCTTTTCTTATCCATGGAAGAAACTTTCTTGCAGCTTTACCATTTAAGTATTCTACTGATTGGAAATATTTATTTCTTTCTACAATATAATCATAGAATTTTTTAGCTGGTGCATTCTCTGGTTTGTTTAGTTCTTTCCATTCCTCAGATTCCCATTTATCTGTTTTTGGGAACTGTCTAACTTCTTTATACATTAACCAACCATTAGAATTTTTGTTCTGAATATCATACTTAGCATAAATCTTAGCCATGTCTCTTTTGATAGAAGCTTTAACTTCTTCTTCTGTACCAACTCTAGGTCTTGATAATATATACTGTATTTCTTTTTCTGTTAGTTCTTCTAAGTGCTCTCTATATAAATCTTTGTTAACATTATCTAAAATCCAATCAACATCTTTTTTTGCTATTCTTGATTTCAACTCATCATAAAACTTTTTATCGTATTGATCTATTAGTTCATTCTTATCTTTCTTCATAAGAATATTAAAATAGTTACCAATGCTCAATCCTTTACTAGATGCCCACTTAGTGTATTCATCTTTTAAAACATTCAATCTTTTTACCTGTTCTAAAGTTTCTATATTAGATAAACCAAATGCTTTATTAGCAAGTTTATATAATGTTTGAATGTTTGCAACTTGTATTGTAGATATACTAGAAAACCATTTAGTAATACCTTTTACAACTTTTTCTGGTGTGCTACTAGTATTATTAAATTTCTCTCCAAAAGTTTCATCTAGTTCTTCAAGTTGAAATATATAATCTTCAACTTTATCTCTTGTAGCTCCAAGTTCTAGTTTTAGTTTATCATTTTCTTCTGTTTCATCAGTAAGTAATGTTCCTAATTGTTTAAGATTTAAGTATGGTTGCAATGCTTCTAAGTGAACTCTAATCATTCCTGCAAAAGCATTTATCTTATCTGCATCTACTTCTGAAGGGTCCTTTCCTTCAAAGTCAGTGTTGTATCTTTTTAACAACATTGACACTTGTTTGTTTAATATCTTAGCTTGATTAATTAATGGAACAACGTTTCCTTTAATTTGTAAATGTCTAATAGCTTTATATAAAGCATTCAATTGTTCAGCTTTACTACCTCTTTCAGAATCGTTAACTTTTTCTTCAGCAAGTTTTCTGTAAGTAGCATTGAACTGTTCTATTAATTTATCAATCTTTTTGTTTCCTGTTTTCTCATCTGCTAAACCTACAGGAAGTAAGTAATCTTCTTCAATGTTTTGAATGTTTGCACTTCCTATTTTCACTTCTAAAAGTCTAGGAAGAATTTCTTTTTCAAAATCAGCTTTTGTATATTTAGCCAATATAGGAATCATTCTTGTTTGATCAAAGTCTTGACTCTTTACACCATAGTTAGTAGAGATGATATCTTTATATTTACCCATCTGTATTCTCCAAGCTTCCACTTTATACCAAGGAACATCTTCATACCTATCTGTATTAAGATCCATAAACTTCCAGTCAAGAATGCTAGTCTTTCCATCAGGAGTAACAGCAATAAAATCCACTGTACCAGCAATTTTTCTTTTCTTATCAAATATCTTCACCTCAGACATAAATCTAGTTCCAGGAGCTTTCTCATCAATAGCCAATAGACGTTCTCTTAGATTATCTCTAAGTATCTCATACATCCTCCTATCATTAGGATTAAGCTTTGATATGTAATCACTATCATCTTCCATTTCTTCTCTAAGAAGTCCTGTTGTAGGATCTATAAGCATCTTAAGTGCATATTCAATATCAGTATGTCCTGCTGTTCCTTTCTCTGCTTTAAGTGAGTTTACAGCATCTTCAAATTCAGACTTAGCTGATGGTGGAAATATTCTTTCATAGAATTCTTTAGCAAAATCAGAAACCCTTCTTACAGATTTTATACCATCTAATTCATATCCTCCATCTTTTGTTTCTATTCTCTTAGATGTTTCTAGTAAATCATTAAACACTCTTTCTCCAGTAGAGAGTTGGAAATAAGCACCTCTTTGAGAAACATCTATATCTTCTACACTAGCTATTTTACCTGATAGAACATCCATGGAAGCTTTATCAAATCCAGCTTTCATGAATCTAGGTGTTAGGAAATCAATAATTTTTTGAAACCAAGTTCTTCCTACAACATCTTCTAATCTATTAGCTAACACTTGAGCAATAGCTTCTTCTTTAAGTTTTACTATATCTCGTTTACCATCTTTCTGATAAGCTGGATCATTACCATATAAAGCTATTACAGCATTTAACTTAGGATGTCCATTTATTTCTTTTAGTAATTGTTGATATAGCTTTGGATTAGTTTGTCTTATAATCTCAACAGCAAAGTGCATAGCTTCTTCAGGAAGAGCTACATCTTCTTGTCCTTCTACCACTTGAACAAGCTTTTGCATTATAAGAGCTACACCATTAGCATCTTGTTTAACACCATCTACAACAACATCACTAACAAGTTTGTAATCTACACCAATTGATTTAACAAATTCCTTCATTAAACTAATTAGTTTTGGAGAAGCTTTCTGTTCTGTTCCTGTAGGTTTTTGTAAGAATATAGGTTGTTGCTCTCTCTCAGGAACAATCTCTACTTCATTCCATGTATTACCATACTCATCAGTAACTTGTTTTACATTCTCTTTACCATATTGTTTGTTAAGAACATTCTTTACAGTGTTTTCATAGAAGTTATATATAGGTTTAAGAGCACCAAATCCTTCTGGACCTTCTACTCTCTCAAGTTCTTGTTTAAGTTGGTTTATTTCATTATTTGTATCATCTAATTCTTTTTGCGTCAAAGACTCTTTTTCAATTTTTAATGTTGGATTATTACTTTTTAATACATTGATGTCAGAATCTATTGGAGCTATACCCATTGGAAACCCAGTGCTATCAGTAAGTACATATCTACCTTTATTAACTTTATCCTCAAGCTCTTTTAACCTATCTTCTTTCTGTTTTTTAAACTGCTCTAATGTTGTGTGTCCTTCCACTTTACTAGCTGTATCCCCAGAAGGGAATAACACTTTCTCATATCCTTTCTTAGAACTATCTTGTACAATAGATTTAACAAAGAATGTTACCCAGTTAGATCCTTGGTTTAATAGTTGAAGAAATTGATTAGAAGTAGTATTAGGTAATATATTACCACTATCTGCTGATGGAAATAAAGGATCAGGTTGTATTCTTTCAATTCTATCTTTATCTAGATTTTCTTTATCTCTACCTTTCTGAAATAAATCAGATTGTAGTTCTAGTATTCTACGAGTTTTACTTCCACCAATAGTTGCTTTACGAGTTTCGTTTCCTTTATGATTTTTTAATGCCTCATCTAAATCTTCTTGAGTATTGCCACCATCAAAGTATTGTTCTTTTTCTTCTTCAGTTAAATATCCTTTATCAAAAGCTGTACCTACTCTAGTTTCTTCTGTTTTACTTTCTTCGTCACTTCTAAACCAACCAATACCTTGATCTGTAGCAAACTGAGCATGTCCTTTTATACTTGGTGTAATAGCTGGTGTAGCTATTTCATTCTCTGTATAATTAGTTCCTCCTGGAACTGTTAGGTTAGAATAATAATCAGTGTTTTTTGTTAACGCTGTAGAATCATAATTTTTTTGAAAAGTATCTCTAGCTGCATCATATTCATCTTTTGTGATAGTTTTAGTATTTTTTGTAAATACAAACTCATCTTTATAAGCATGTCTAAATGAGGAGTAACTTGAATCTCCTATTGTAAATTGAAGACCTTCTCTTCTTGATCCAAGTTGACCAATTGTTTGTTTACCAACATTAATCTCAATAGCAAAACTATAATTAGCAAGAAGAGAGGAGATAAGTTCTCCTCTATCTTGTGTATTGAATGACTTGAGAATTTCTAACTGATCTTTAGGAATACCGAGATCAGCTTGCATTTTCTTCCAGAAGAAGTCACCAGTGATTTTGTTTTTAGCTACAGCACCAAAGAACTGATCAGCTTTAGCCGATTGTAAAATATTTGTTGCTTTTAATCCAGCTTTTACAATTTCTAATTTGCTTTCTGATTCAGGAACACTACCACTATATTTATCCCATAGGTAATATGCAACATCTTCTCCTCTAGCTGCTACTAATAATTTCCATTCTTCTAAATTCTTATTTGGACAATTTGCCATAACTTAACATATTGATTTTAAAATTTTACCTATTTCTTTTGGTGTATATCCTAATCCTTCTAGCATATTACTATTAATTTCAGACTTAATATAGTCTTTACCATCTTTCAAAGTTACAGTATCTCCAAATAAACCTAATTGTTCTCCTGGTTGTGATACTTGCTCAGTTACAGTTGCTTCAGATGTAATATTTGGTTTACTAGGCATACCTGGTTCAAGAGGCATTACTCTTCTCATTGTAACTGTTACTCTATATGAACCTGGTTCGTAAGCTTTACCATCTAATTTAGTAGTTAACTCTGGTAAGAAACTATCTTGGGGTTTAGCAAAAGTTCTATGATAAACTTCTCTATTCACACCATCAACACCAAATATATATCCTGCACCTGGTTTAAGATTTAATTGTTTAGGACTACCATCTCTTGATTCAATAGAAAAATTTCCTGTACCACCAATATTAATTCCTATAACAGGATAACCAATTGCTGATCTACTTTCATCTACATCATTATGAGAACTAATAAAACTATTAGGTTCATAAAGATTTATAATTGCACCATCATAATTAGTCATATCTACACCTGTAGCTTTTTGCATTAATTCTCTAAAACGAGGAGTGATTGGTGCTAGAGGTTGATTGTTGATAGATGTATCATAGTATCCATATTTAGTTTTATTTGCTGGATTTATAACATCTGGAATGTTCATAGATTGTTTTCCAGGATTATTTGATTTGTAATCCCACCTTAATCCAAGTCCAATCATTTTACTAGCATCTGCTCCTTTATTAGTTTTAGCAGCTTGCTCTTCTAAGAATGGTTTTAGATAATCAAATAACTCAAGTTGCTCATCTTTAGATAAAGCTTCTTGGTTTACATATATTCCTTCTTTAACTTTTACTCCTTTAGGTTGTCCAGTCATTTGTGTAAGTGTTTCTATTGGTAAAGGTACAACTTCTTCTGCAATCTGTGGAGCAAATTGATTAACAATATCTTCATCATTCAACTCTTGTTTGATTCTCATTGATCCATTATCAATAACAGAAGGACCAAACTCTTTATTAAACTCTACAGCTCTATTACCATCTCCATACACATTGATTAGTTTATAATAGTAATTAGTTAAAGGTTCATCTGTTTTAGTAGCACCAATGGTTGTTAATGGAATAGGATTACCAAACTTATCTTTGTTAGTTGTGTACACCTTCTTATAATAATATGAATCATAAAGATCTTGTGAACCTTTTTGTTTCATTTTAGCATAGTCAGCTTTTGTAACTTCTATTCCTGTCATTACATTAACCTTCTTACCATAATCACTATTCTTATCAGTGATCACTTTAGGTATTCTTAAGAAATCAGAAGACAACTGAAATGAATTAAATCTATCACTTAACATTAATAATCTTCTTGATGTTTTAGAAACTCCTTTCATTGATGTAAATGCTGGTAAGAAATGAACTAATTCATCTTCTCCTGTATTAGAATTAGTTCTTATACTTAGTTCATTGTATTGTCCATTCTCATCAGGCTCTGGTGTATACACATATGGTGTGAAATCAGTGATTACATCTTTGTTTGTGAAATTGTTTCTTTCAAACATTCCATTTTCAAAAGCATCTAATGTTGGGTTTGGTGTAAGCTGTTGTATAATAGGAGCAATCTTAGCTGCATAATCTTCTACAGGAATAATATTTCTTATAGATATAGCAGATTGACCCACTCCTTGTAATATAGCAACATTCACAATGTTATTATACAGATCATTAAGTTCTGGGATGTCTCTTAATTCTCTCATCATACCTACATATAAGTTCTCACTATATGCATCTTTAACATTTGCTTTAAGTTGTATAGACTTAGCACTTCCATCTCTATTCCCTAGTACAGGAATAAGATCTTTTAATATCTGCATATTAGGATACTTCTGCTTAGCTTGTTCTAATTGATTAACCACTGCAGTTTCAGAATTCACAAGTAAAGGTTCAACCATGTTAGATATAGTTGTATTATTCTGAACAACATAATCTACAAAAGAATTCTTGATTAAGTTAGCTATCTTTTCATAATCATCAGATGACATGTATTTTCTTGTAGCATATTTTTTCAATGTAGCAATAGTGTATGCTTTTATCTCAGGAAGTTCTGTCTTCATTATAGCACCAAAGGATGCAAATGATTTAGAAAGAAGCTCAGCTTGTTTACCTATAAATGTATTAGCCAACACCTCATCTACATTAGATATCAAGTTAAAGTTACTAGTGTTGAATGTAGCCCATTCTTTCTTAAGAAGAGCATCTGAACTACCAAACCTTGTTGTATCATAGTTTGTAGACTGTGTATAGCTAAACAATTGATCTGCTAATATTTTGTATTTAATGAATTCATTCAATATCAATTGTTGCTCAGCATATTTAAGATCACTATAAAATTCACCTTTCTCACCATACTCTTGTATGTTATCTAATAATTGATCTACAGATATTCTAGCATCTCTCATTGCTTTTTCTGTTGTAGGGAATTGATCTTTAATATATTCTAGATTCTTTTTACCTGTAACACTTTTAGATCCAATACTATCTAAGTATTCTAAATACTTCTCAATGATTGGTTGGTTTAAGAAATAGATTCCTGCATTACCAGCACCAATAGCTTCTAAGAACATAAATGTAGACACCACTGTATCACTTTTTATAATCTTAGTGATGAACGGTTTGTTGGCAATATCCACAAATGCTGTAGCATATCCAGATAGTCTTTGTGAAATAAGTTGTTTACCATCTGCTGTTGTTGTTCCAGACAAAGAAACATATGTTTCTCCTTCAACATCTAATGTATTATGTGGAAGAATTATACCAATGTTTCCTACAAGGCCTTCTACAAACTCACGTTCTCTTCCAGATAAAGATGTAATCTTAGAAGGATCTAAATACACTTTACTCTTTTGTCTTAATGAAAGATTTGTAATATTAACAGCTGCAATACCTACCCATCTCTTACCAGTAATAAATGCATGACGCATGTTGGTCATAAAGTTTCTATTGATAAGTCTTCCTTTTATATTTGATTCATTATATCCTCTTTTTTCATCTAACAACTCAGCAATTTTCTCAAGACCTGCATCATCTACAGGTGTAATTAATCTGTTAAAGTTTTCAGGAAGTGTAAGCAGTTCTTCTAATGAATCATAGTATTCATTCTCAAGAGATTTCTTATACATATCTTTGACATATTTATTTTTTAATGTGTCATTTAATAACTTAGCAGTTAATTTAGCTTCTTTACCAGCTAATGTTTGAATTTGATCATTTATGTATTCTGTAGGTAATTTATCAGATTCATCTGCTTGTAAAATTATCTCATCAATAGTAGATTGGTGTGTATCATAAAAAGTTTGTTGAGTGCTTGTTAATGGTGCAGATAATGTTTCTAACGTATCTAACAATGAATATAACTCTTCTCTAAATGCATCAGAATCTTTAATCTTTTGTATATCTTTTAGAATAGTTTCATCGTATATTTTACCAAAGAAATCTTTCGTAGCTTGTTCTGTTCCTAACCATTTAACTAATTTAACATTTCCATTTTTATCTGTGTATATAGATTTAAGGTACATGTTCAATTTATCAATATCAAAATCCGATCCTGCTTTAGTAGTAATCTCTGAAGGAACTATAACTGTATAGCCCATATATTGAGGAAGAAATCCTTTCACTCTAAACACCTCAACAGATGATAGAGCTTGTGTAGGAATACGGAAACCTATACCAGTTAATATCTTTTTACCTTCTTCTGTATTTAAATACTTAAGAATTTGTTCATCTGTCATCTTTCCAAACTTATTCTTAAACCAATGAGGAAGCAACACTTCACAATAGCGTTCACCATCTTTATCTTCATAGAACTTAAGTGTATCGTCTGTAAGCATCACACCCTTCTTTTCTTCTTCTGTAAGAGCTTTATATTGAGCTTTAGATATTTTAACCCATTTGTTATCAATCTTTCTAACAAAACTTCTTCCCTCTGTAGCTTGTTCAAACATTGTAACAGGAGCCTGTACATGTGGAGCTCCATTCATTGCAGGAGAAATTAATGCTTTATTCACCATAGAATAAAGAATATTTTTAATCTGTATATAAGAAGGAGATGCTTCAAATGGTATTGGGAATTCACCATTCTCATCTAGCTGAATTGTATCTTTAGCATTCTCAGAAAGATCTCTTCTCATCATCTCATACATAAGAGTTTCTGATATGATTTGATTATTCTCAAGAGCATATGTATCTCCAAGATCTACAACACCAAGTCTATTCAATAACTCGTTATATGCATTTTCATTAAGCATGTCTAATGCTTTTGTATTTCTTTCATATGCAACTCTACCTTCTTCTGTAGTAGGCTCTCCATTTTCATAAAGATCCATACTAGAAAGTTTTGTAAGCTGAGAACCTCTTGTTTGAGTTTTTTCACCTTCAGACATAGTTTCTACTTGTGTACCATATATCTTCCAAGGAACCTCTACTATGTTTTCAAACTTAGCTGTATTAACTTTACCATCTACATATATATTATGATTTCCTTCAGACCCTACCTTTCTACCAGATATAACAATACCATAACCAATGTTTTGATCAAACATTTGCTCATATATTGTTCCTAAACTAGTATCCTCAACCATGTGATAGTAAAGAGGCATCTGTGATGTCTTATCTAATACAATATCTAATTCTGTTTTATTGTTTTTATTACCAGAGATGATAGGTTTTCTTACAGCAAGTTTGTGCTTAGGTATAGGAGATTCTAACAATTTAGCATCTTTTGCTTTTAATTGTTCATTTGTATATATTTTAATTCCTTTTTTATCAAATGCTCTTCTTGTGTAAGCCATGTGCCATTGATGGAATGCTTCAGCTTCATCACTCCATTGTCCTTCTTTAAGTGCAATCTCTTTGTGCGTAGCATCCATTAACCAAGACATTGCATCTGTCTCATTAACTTTTGGATTTCCATCTTTATCAACAGTATACGCATCTTTAATTTCTTGAGGAACATTGGGCAGTGTAGCAATACTACCAATAATATTTACATCATCAAATGTAATAGTGTTAGCGTATTCTTTATACTTATGATATCCTGGTGTCTTATCATCTAACTCAATGCCATCTACATTATTATATGTTGTCTTTAAGAAGTTATTATAATCTGGATGATCAAATGTTCTTCTTCTTCCTGAAAGAAATGATTTGATACGTTTTGTTTCATCTAGTTTTCCTTTCTCAGTTTTGAATTGATAAGGATCTCCAAACAGTATTTTGTGATATTCTTGATTGTTTATTGCATAATTAATGTTAGTGAAGTTTATAAGATTCATCACTTCATCAAGTGAAACTTGTCCATTTAAATTATACTTTTTCAAAAACTCTGTATCAAATTTATCAAGACTATATTTATTTTCTCCCACCATCCTTATTTGATTGGAGTTAATTAATGTATCAAATGTTTCTTCTGATGTTCCTTCTATAAAAGATTTTACAGAAGCATCTATATCTTTTCTATTATCAGAAATATAATCTTGTATATCATCATAAGTTTGTCCTTCTTTAATCATGTCTTCAATATCTTTGACGATATCTTCTGGAAGAATATCTCTCATGATTCTAAGTTCTTGAGATCTAGCTCTTTGATATATATTTTGTTTTCTATTCTCTAATGCTAAATTAATATCATCATTTAAATAGTTACTATAAATATTATACACTTTACCCCAATGATCTCCTGACATAACATCATCCATAGATATGACATTACCTAAGTTCATCATCCATTCTGTTGAACTATCTCCAGGAATAAGAACATAATAGTTACCGTTAATGTTTTGATTCATCTCTTGAACAAATCTTTCTCCTCTAGCTAACTTAGCTGTAGATTTATCTTTTCCTGTAAGTTCGTTTTTACTTCCTTGAATATATCCTACAGATATTGTAGCTATTCTTTCTCCATCTTTATTAAAGAATAGACCACCTGGTTTTAATATTTCACTTCCTCTAGAATATACATCATTTAACTGAGGCATTTTTTCTAAAAGCTCCTTTAATGTTTTTGATTCATTGAATGTATTTTCAAAATAAGAAGGGGCATTGTTTTCTGAGAATGAACCAATACGTTGTCCCTCTACACCAAAATATGTAGAGTCTTGATTAGGATTGTTCACTTTAGTGTATAGTCCAGCTAATGTTCTAAGAGGACCACCAATGTCTAATCTCTTAGCATCAAATGTCATCAGTTCATTATTCTTCCCTAACTGTGTATATATTTTAGCTACAGCTTTATTGAATTCTTTTATCTCTGTAGTTGTTTCTCCTTTTACAATAATCTCTCTATTAGTTAATGCTTGATAAGTTCCAATAGGAAACTCTACACCTATCTTACCTAAGAAACTTAACATGTCTTGATATTGTTTGATAGGAAGAGATTTAATTCCTGCAGTGTCTATTTTATAAACTTTATTACTATAACTAATCAATCCACCTGGACCTTTTCCAATAACCTTCATGTTATCTACCCAAGCATCAACTGTTGCTTTAACTGTTGTAAATATGTTTGCAGATCCTGTGTGTACATCTCCTTCTTCAGAGATGTATTGAATTAATGCATCAGGTTTTTGTCTTGTAAATGTATTGAAGAATTGTATGAATAGTTTCCAATCTGATTCTTTAAATTTATTAGGATCAGCAAAATCAAATGTATGTGTAACTGGGTTACCACCTAATGATACAAACAAAGGAAGATAGTTTGAATCTTCTTTTGCAAGTTGTATAAATTTTTCAGTAAACTCAGCAGGATCATTTGTACCATGTAGTCTATCTAACAATGTAGCAAACACTCTATTGAAGTTTAATACTTTATATCCTTCCTTAGAGAAGTTAAATTCTGCAGGTTTTAATGGTGTTCCTTTTTGAACATTGCTTTGATTTAATGCTTTTCTTTCAGCTAGTGTAGATAGTAAGAACTTAAGTGCTCCTGTAGAATGTTTCTTCCAGTCTACAGAGAATGGATCTTGTGCATATTCTTTTCCATTAGCGTTCTCATCATTTATAGATACTACCTCTTCTGCATTAAATGATATACCTCTTGTTCTTATTGAATCAATAGTTCTTTTAACAAGTTCATTATATCTTTTTTCTCCTAATGCAGTTATTGCTCCACGTGATTCATAATCCTCTCTCACTTTATCAAACACTTGACTTCCTGTGAGTTTCTCAGGATTGAATAAAACATCTTTGTTTCCTTCTCTAAAAATAATACGACTAGCTTGAACCACCATATCATTGATATAGTTGTTAGTTTGCTCTTCTGTTAGTCCTTCTATTGCTCTATATTTAGGAGCCATAGTCTTGGCTCTCTTTGATAGTTTTGTTTCTTTAAATCTACCAGCTTCAATTGCTTCAAACAATTCATCTTTCAATGATGGTTTACTTCCAAATGATTTAAAGAAGTCCATAACCATTTTAAATAATCTACGAACTCTTTCTCCTAATGATCTAGCAGGAAGTTTACCAAGTCTAAAATCAGAGAAGTCATCCCATATTCTTTCTTCAGCTTGAGTATCTGTAGCATCTATATGCTCGATATTTTTACCACTTTGTCTATCTGTAAATGTACCAGGTTTAGATCTAAATTCATTTAATAAAGCTTCTTGTTCTTCAGTAGATAACATAGTCCATATACCATGACCAATTTCATGATACTCTGTACCTCTTAATCCACCTCTTACAAACTTAGCTATACCATTTTCAAATACACCCCAAGCTTCTTCAGTGTCATTCACATTAACCATTCTTTCAAGAACTTCAAAAGGAATGAAAGGAACTTTTTCTGCATGCCATTGTTTGAATATTTCTAACTCAGCATTAGTCATTCTATCAGAAACATCTGCTGCTCCCACCATTCTAAACTCAGGAGCATTATCTCTTCCTTTTAACTTAGAAGCATCGTATGGTTTTTCTGCTGGAGCTTCTTTAGGAGCTTCTTCTTTCTTCTCTTCAACTTTAGGAGCTTCTTGTTTAGGAGCTTCTAATAAATTTTCTATTTCTATTTCAACTCTTATTTTAGCAAATAGTTTTGCCTTCTCTTCTAATAATTCAGATTTACCTAATGCTGCTTTAATGTTATCTGGTACAATAGCTTCAGTAGCTGGGTTATTTGCAAAAGAAGATAGGTTAGCATCAATTGCATTTATTAATGTCTGATTTGTAGTAAGTGCATTAATAGTAGGATTAGTAAGTATTTCTACTTGGACAATGTTTTCACCACCAGCTTTGATTATTGTACCTGTAAATAATACAGGACCTGCATTTATTATATTAGATGTATTTGTTGTTTCGTTATCCATTTTGTATGGACCAACAACATCTTCTTCTACTGCTACAGGAGCAGCAGGAGCTGGTTTAACTTCTTTAACTGGCACTCTATCATAAGGAAGAACACCTGTGTCTGTTATAAATGCATACTTTTGTTTGTATGAATTTAAATTATCTGTAGGTTTGGCTGTATGTGTAATCAAAGGAGTTTCTCCTGTAGATCTTGTTGATCCATCAGGATTTTTACCAGATAATAAAAATGATTGATAATTTGTCCATACAACCTTTGTTAAATTTCCATCTTTATCAGTTACATATTCTGTAAACTTTTTAGATGTTCCTTCAGCTAATGTTTTATTGTTAATACTAATGAATGCATCTTGAAGAGCATTTGTTATTGCTTGTTTATTGTCAGCAATTTTGAATAAATCAAAAGATTTGTCTCCAATTCTAAACTCCATTGTTTTAGTATCAAGACTTATTTGACTAGGAGTAGTTGGGTTTCCTTTAAATTTAAAATACAGAACATTTTTCAAGAATGTAATATATCCATAGTCTGGTCTCCCTGCTTTAGCTGTACTAGATTTAGCAATTAAATCTTTAGCCATTGCATCTATTACAGCAAATACATTCTGAGCTTGTTTATTAGTTAAGACTTTGTTGTTTGCAAAATCTAAAAGATCACCAAATCTAATTAATGCTGTTCCCTCATTAAAAGATAAAAGCTCTCCATTGTGTTCTATTTTACCAGTAGTTGATACTTCAATCAATCCATTATGTTCAGCTATTATTTTTTCTGCATTTGGTCCAAGTATATCAGACATGTGATTATCCTCATATACACCATTAGTTACATATTGTCTTGGTATACCTCTTGATATAGAGAATGAATAAGGTGTATATCCTTCTTGAGCAAATACATCAGCTCTAAATATCTTATATGCTTCTAAAGCTATTTCAGCTTTTTCTTCTTGACCTTTTCTAATTTTTGTATATCCTCCCTCTGTAGTTAAACTAGCAGAAGTCATTGTTTGAAATACAACATCATTAAGTATAGTAGGATTACCTGGACCTATTTTACTTAACTTCTCTCCTTTTTCATTAACAAAGAAATCTCCTTCAGCTGTTTGTGTAATAAACACTTGAGCCATAAAACCTTTATTAACATCAGTTTCTTCCTCTGTTAATTCATCAGTTATATTTTTATTATAAGATAGTTGTACAATTCCTTTTAATCCTAAAGCTTCAGCATTATTAGGAGTGACAATAATTGCTTTTATTTTATTTCTATTCGTAAAGAATTTAAAATTATTTAAGAATGTTCTAGCTCTTTTTATATGAGGAATATTATTAACTTCTTTATTCTTTTCTTCTTCAGAAGGAGATGTTGTAGCTAAGAACACTATGCTTGCATCTTTAGCTTTATCAGCAGTACCAATAATTTCTCCTGCAACAATATTAACAGTTTCTACAGAACCTCCTGTAGGTGCTAACTTTTCTAATTCTTTATCAAGAGTTTCTTTAGTAGCAGCAAGTTTTTCTTTTGCTATTTTTTCTTTTTCTCTTTGTGCTAATAGATCTTTTGTTTTAGCATTGAATTCTTTTTCAATAGCATCAATAAGCTTTTGATTATCTAGGTCATTTACAAAAGCTCTTTTATCATAAACATTTTCAGGTCCTGCTGTTTTAAGTTCAATGTTGTATTCAAGATATTCTTCTTTATCTAATACAGTGTCAATAGCCTTATCTAAGATATCACCCATTTCTTCAGAAGTATTATCTTCATCTGAAATGTTATATTCTTTAAACTCTGTTGGTGTAAGAAACTTTATTTGACCATTAGGAAGTCTCACCTCAAACTCACCACCTAATGTTTGAGAAAGCACAGTGATCTTTGGAGCAAGCTGTAATGTACTTCCTTCTTTTCTTAAAGGTTCTTTTAATGAATACTCCTTGTTAACTTCTAACTCTTTCTCTGTTTTTAAAGGTTTTCTTTTTCCTTTAACTTTTTCCTGTTGTTCCACTTTAACATCAAGCTCTTCTGAAGCTCCAAATTCAAACTCAGGTTTTGTTTCATAGTTTGCAGGTTTTCTTGTAATATCATTATGCTCTTCAATAAATGTTTTTCTACGAAGAGACATTTCAATAATGTCAGATAACTGTCTCTTTAGTTCAGTCTTGTTTTCAAATGTTGTATCTAATTCATTAATTTGTTTTAGTGCTGCATCTGTAGCTTCTCTACTAGGTTTATTATTTAATATAATACTTTGCAGTACATCTATTGTATTAATTCCAGCAGCTGCTAATGCAATATTAACTTGTGGAATACGTTGATCATAATCCATAATTTTAGATCCTGCATATACAAGTTTATCAATTACATCATCTGAGTATATCCGTTTTCCTGTTTCTTTATTTACAAGTCCTTTATATTTTAAATTAAGAGTGTCATATAAACTAGCAGCATGGTTAGCATGTTGCTGTAAGTTATTTAATCTATTTATAAAATGTTCTTTTGTGTCTGTAGGAAATGCTACTCCTTCTTGTTGTAATTCACTAAATCCTTCATCAGTAGCAGCTCTTGCTTTTAAATCACTAATCTCATTATCAACAAATTGTTTTGCACCATACTTAACTCTTGTTGATATAAATGAATGAGCATAATCAAACTCAAGATCTTTTGCTTCTAAAACATCTCCTTGTCTAACTGCTTTCTCTCTATCTTGTTGAATACTTTCTGCAGCTATTATATTTCCATAAACATCTTTTAACTTATCTTTAATTTTTGAATTGTTAAAAGCAACAATAGCCTCATCTCTCAAAGCTCCTTGTTCTCCACCATATCCTGTAAGTCCTCTTTCTCCTATTTTACCTGTACCACCTACTGTTGGTCTCCACTGTCCTTTTTCATTTTGTTTAACACCTACAAATCCTGAAGATTGTAATGCTCCTGAAAAAGCACCTGTAAATATATTTAATGTACCTTCAGAAGTAGTTAATGCTTCCTTTGCTCCATACAATAATCCATCTTCAATTGCAGAAACTTGTCCATCTTTTTTATATTTTCTATTAAAGTAATTTTGTGTTCCTGTTTGAATAGCATATTGCGCTCCTTCTTCAAATCCTTCAGCCTCATTAAAAAATAATCCTGCTACATTTTTACTTTTATATAAAAACTTACCAAATCCTTTTTCTGGTAAAGATGAAACATATGCTCCTTCTTTATTAATTATATTATTAACTATTTGTTTTTCTCCTTTAAATGATGAAGCGTATATTTTAGGAAGTTGTATATAGTTTGTAGCTGTAAGTAAGGCAGTATTTAAACCAAAACTCCAGTTACCAACAGATTCTGCATGTTTATTTATCTCTTCAAGATCTTTACCTTCAGGTGCATAACCATGTATGTCAGTATACTGACTAATCATATTATTTCTAAACTGTTGAGAGTTACTCAATGATTCAATACCTGATTCTCCAAATGTACCAAATGTTGCAACAATAGCCTGATCAGCTTTCATTAATCCTTTACCAATCCCTACAGTAGAAGACTTATACAGATTTGATAGTTTATTATTTATAGCAGAAATTCTTTCTATTTGTGGAAGTGCAGTAGCTTCTGCTATAGCAGTATCTGCAGCAGTTGCCATTTCTGTACCTGTAGCAACTAACTTACCTGTTAAACCAATAGCTTTCAATGCTCCACCCCATGCAAAACCAGCTCCCATAGCACCTAAAGAAAATCCTAAGTTCTTAACTATGTTATCAAATAAAAAGTTAGCTGTGAATAAATTAGAAGGTTCCCACCATTCTCCATTTCTTTCTCTTTCATTTTTATAATGTGCATAGGTATCCTCCATTTGCACATTTATATTGTTAAGCTTATTTGTTAAATCATTATTATAGAACGAAGATAACTTACCTGTTTCAGCCATTTTAACAAGACCATAAACAGTACCTGCAGTACCATTTATAAATGTAGTGGCAGCTGTACCAACCATTTTAGCTACACCATTGTATGCTTTCTGTCCAGTAGTTTGATTTCTTGAATATAATTCTTCATTATCTAATCCAATAAAAGTATTAGGATATCTTCTAGTAACCTCACTTGCATTGTATGAATGTTTAGAAGTATCAACTATACCTTTTTTATCATGTTCATCTAATAGAAAATCTATATCATCATTAGTATTACGTCTTTGAGTTGACTCACCTGTTGGTGAACCTATTGTTCCAGATTGAAATGCAGGAAGCCCAGCATCTGTATCTCTTGAAGATAATCCGTAGTTACCTGATCTAGAAGCTGCCCATTTCTCAAATGATGCATATCCAGGATCAACAGTTGTTTGTGTAGATGTAGTTAAAGGATTAGTTTTTAATAAATCTTTATCTTCCATTATTTATAATTGTTTATAAAATTATCTATTTGACCTGAACTATTTAATGTATTTAGTAAAAAATCTTCTGCATCATCAACTGATGTAAATGCTTTAGGATAAATAGAATTTGTACCTTTAATTGGTATAGCAACTACATCACCATCTCTATCTTTTTTATATAAATATAAATTTGCTTGACCTTGACCATTTATTTTTACATCAGATCCATAAATATCTTGCCTGTTGAACTTATCTATAAAATAGTTTTGTTTGTACATAGCTCCTTTATATGCTCCAGGTTTATTTAGATCTCCTGTAACGCTATTAGTAGTTTGTTTATCTCCACTAACATGTACAAGTTGTTGAGCTCTAGATATTCTTGGTGCAACAGATAATCCTGGTTTAATCATTGATGCATGATAATCAGTTATAGGTAAAGATTGTAATTTTTGTTTACCATCATAAAGTTCAAGAGTGTAATTATCTTTATATCCACTTCTATCTACTCCTATATTTACACTATATCCTTTTGTATTTTTTCCAGAAAATGCACTTGCAAAATTAGAAACATCTATATCTGTTCCTTTATATGTATTTAATACTGTTTGAATATTATTGTTTGTAGTATTTACTTCTGGTCCTTTTGCATCTTTACCATAAACAGGAACTAACATTGATATATTTCCTTTAGTAATTTTTTCTAAAGCTTTTCCTTTAGCTTCTAAAACATCTGCAAATTTTTGTGAACTTACTCCTTGTACTATTCTATTAATTGCAGCTTGATGTTGTCTTATTACTGGTGAACCTGATGGACTACTAACTCCCAACTTGCCTACTATATAACTTGCATCAACATGAAATTTAGTCTCTAAATCTTGTTTAGCTTTTTTATATAAAGCTACTTCAGCAGGAGTAGAAAATAATTTTTGAGTACTATTAACAATTCCAGCATTCATTATATCTGCAGCTGTAACTGTCACTTTATATTTTTGTTGAGGTTGAAATAAACCTCTTGTTCCACCAGCTAAAAATCCTTGGTCATTACCTTCATAATCAAGAACAAATGGAGTGAATCCTTTTAACATATTTTCTGTAGCAACTACTTTTCCTCCTCTAGAAAGAACATCAGGATCTGCATTCATTTCTTTTATTTTTCTAGAATTATCTTCTAATGCTGTTTCAGTTTGTTCTAATTTAGGAATATTTGTAGCTAAATCTGAGAAAAATTTATTGTTAGGGTCTCTTTTAACTTTAGTTTTTGCTTTATCATAAAAAGAAGTTAACCAGTTTGGATCTTGTTTAATCCACTTATTCATATCATCTTTTATTTTTTTATCTTCTACATCGTTACCATTACCATAGTTAACAGATTTTATATAATCAAATACAAATTTTTTAACTTCAGCATTATGTGTGTTAGTTAAATCTGTTCCTTCTTTCATTGTAGATACATATAAATCTGCATATTGTACAGGTTTTTCAGCACCATAGTCTCCAGGCTTAGGAGCACCTGGTATCCCTAATGCAGCATCAACCTTTCTTTTATTAAGGTCATAGTTTTTTTCTGCTATATTAGTATTTGCCCACCCTCTAGCTGAGTTATCTTTTGCTGTAAACCACCCTCTATTAGAAGCATCTTGTTTTGACGACCAATCTCTTTCATCTTTTATCTTCTCTCTAGCTACTTCATAAGGAATACTTTTAATGTATTCTCTAGATACATGTTCTGTAACACCAGAAGTCATATATTGATTTCTAACTTTTCTAGTTTCTTTTGCTGCTTTGTAAGCATCTAAATCACCAAACTGTTTAGCATCTGTCACTCTAGGATCTTCATTGTTTTGAAGACTAGTTATTTCAGCATCAGTTCTAGTTATTAAAGCTTGTATCTGTTTCTTTACTTCAGGATCTTTCTCTGTTGTAAAAGCTGCCATTAACTCAAATTTCTTAGATTCATTATTTTTTATAGCAATATTTTTTTCATCATCATATTCCTTAACAAACTGATTAATATCATTATATCCTCTATAATTATAGACACCTCGCATAGTTAATTCTTGATTAGCTTCTGGTCTTGTCAATACACTATCAATAGCAGCTGCGACATTTTCACTAAATCTTCCTTCTCTTATTTCTTTTATAGCATATTCAGAATATATAGGAGCTCCAGACTTATCCTTCATTATCTGATTATTACCATCCATTTTAAAAACATTCTCAGTTGTCCATTTGCTATCTCCAACAGCTTTAATAGACTCTAAAATATTTTTATCTATATCCCATGATTGAACATACTTGCCAGAAAATGTAATAGGTTTACCATCTTCGCCTTTTAAACTATTATTATTATAATATGCATTACGTTTTAAACTATAGTAATGTTCTGCATGTGGTGTGAGTGTACCTTTCTCTCTTGCTTCTTCTATTTGTGCAGACTGTTTTCTATCATTAGCAGTTGACATAACTGCAGATTGAACATACTCATCTTTACTAATTTGTTTAGCCATGCCAGAAACAGAGTTGACTAACTGGAAATTAGAAAAATCTCCAGCAGCCACTAGTTTTAAATTGTTACCCAATGAATCAAGTTTAGATTGTAAGTATTTCTTATCAACATCTCTTCCAACATCAAGACCTGCAACATTGTCAATACTTGTTTGTATCTTTTGTACTCCCTCTTCATATTGTTGCTGTTTAGCCATACCAACCTTTACCATTGCTTCCACTGGTAACTGTTGAACATAAGGATTGAAAGTTGGTATTTTATCTGCCCATGAAGCCATAGTCTGTTATTTTAATACATATAAATATGTAGATTAGCAAATTTAATTTAAATTATTATACTATCAAAATTTAATAACATTTTGTAGTAATTTTTTATAATGAGTTTAGTTATATATTCTTATAAGATTTTACGATAGAACCGTTTCTAGCTGTAGCAGTTTTCTTAGCAGCAGCAGCTTCTTTTTTATCTTGTGCTTTCTTAAGAACTGACATAGCTTCTAGTTCTTCAGCAGAAGCTCCTTTATAATCTGTATCAAACTGTGCTAAAGGATTCATGTTCTGTGCTCTGAAGTTAGGACCAAATCTATAGTTGTACATATTCTCATATGTTGCTAGTGTATTCTTTTCTAGTTTATTCTTAGCATACTTATCAGATATAGAATTAAGAGCTGCTAGTGTTGTAGCTTTTGTATTAGCTAAAGCTTCTTGCTGTCTCTTATATTGATTATCAAATCTTTCAAAGTTTACTTTTTTAGACTGATCAAACATACTTCTATTTTCATTACGTATTCTATTTTTTATTTCTTGATTTGCAATAAAATCTGCTTCATTTAATTTTTGCATAGGTTCATATGCTTGTGCTGCTATAGCTGCCTGCATTGCTGGATTATAACCTACTTGTCTTTGTGCAGCTCTTGTTTGTGCAATTAAATCATTCTTAGCAGATTGTCTATTTATTTCATAATCCATTAATGGATTATATTGATCAGATTGAGTCCATACAGGACTAACTTGATTAGTAGCCATCGCAAACATTTCTGGATATAGTTGAGCCATATCTAATCCTTCTACATCACTTGGTCTAAAATAAGGAAGTGTTGCATTAGCAAACAAAGTAGCTTTATCCCACCAATCACTTTTCTTGCCAGATTTTGTTGATGTTTTTTTATTAGATGGAGTATCAGATTCATCATCACCCATATAATAATCAAACATGTCATCTTCTTCTATTTGCTCAACTTCATCACCCCACATATATGACTGTCTTTCTTCTGGTTCAACTAATAGTTTTGTTTTTGGAGTAATAACAACTTCATTAAGTTCTCCACCTTGCATATCTACTTGTCCATAATCTTCAGCACCTCCTATAGGATTATCATTATACCAACCAGTTTGTGCTTGTGTAAACTTACCACCAAACTTAGCAGATTGTTTTTGAGCTTCTTTATCCACCTTTACTTTACCTCTAGCAAGATCATCAGCAACTAAACCACGTTCTTCTGCTGTATCATTGATAGCATTCTGAAGAGAAGCTGCGTTTATCTTTTTATCAGCTAGTTCTTTAAGTTTCATATTAGCTCCTTGTATATTAGCTTGTAATGCTGTAAGCTTTAACTTATCAAAAGAGTTTATTGGATCAAGAGCACTAAGTTCTTTAGATGATTTATCTATAATAGTATTTTGTTTCTCTTCTATCTTAGATAGATCAGCTACATAGTTTTTAAACTTTTTACCTTTAGCATTTTTATCTCCTAGCATATCTATATATTGATTAGGTATTTGTAAGTTACCAAACACCACTCCTGATTTTTGAACTTCTCCTGTTTCAGGATCTATTGTTCCACCTTCTTCTAACTCTACCATAGGTTCTCCTCTTTCTACTTCTACTGGGTTACCACCATATGTAACACCAATGCCTGTTTCTCCATTAGGAGAATATTCTTCATGACTCTTACCTCTAAACATAACTGTTTCTCCTGTACCAGGTAAATAAGGATTACGTGAAATAGTTTCAGCTCCTCCACCCCAATGAGTTTTAAGTTGTCCACCTAACCCATAAGATTGAATCTCTCCACCATCTTCATAAGTTTCCATAGCTCTATCACTAGGAGGTGTATAACTTCTTAGATGTCCACCAGCTCTTAGCATATCTGCATCATGAGGAGGTTGAAGAAGATCTGATAGTTTATGTTCACCAAATGTAGCAATCACTTGTGGTGTCCAATCATTAGAAACCCATCCGCCATCTTTCATATAAGATTGGTTTTGTGCTTGAATACCTTTAGCCATATTAGCATTAGCCATTCCTTGCATATTTCTTTGTGTGGCATCTTGTGCTTTCTTCATTTTCTTAGAATTTGTATCTAAAAGATTACCAGCTATACCTCCAACAAATCCACCTATTGCAGAACCTATAGGACCACCTACCATACCAAGAGTTGAACCAATAGTACTACCAATACCACCTCCAGCATTTTGACCACCCATTAATGATTGCCCTATACCTGTAGCTTTTTGTGATATTGCTCCCCATGGAGTTCCTCCACCATCTTGCATTTGATATAATCTTCCACCTTGTGCATATTGTTTTATATTACTATCATTTAATGGCTCATATCCACTATCCATATATATATCATTTGGATCAAATGTATTTTGTATTTCTCCACCACCTTGTAATCTAAGACCATTTCTAGCAAGAACATTTGTACCTACACCATATATAGGGAAGAATTCTTCTCCTGTATTAACTGGCATTTGTGCTTCTCTTTGCTTAGCTATGTTTTCAGATTGTTGTCTTCTTGCATCTACATCAACGCTTTCTGCTGCTTTAAGAGATACTTTACTTACATCCCTTGCTTGTTCAGCAGCTTTCCTTGCTTTTTTTGCACCAGCCAATTGTCCAATACCACTAATAATACTTCCAACTGGTCCTGCAAATTGACTTACAGCTCCTCCAATTTTAGACAATGTATCACCAGGAGCTGAAAAAGGACTATCTGCTACAGAACGTGCACCACTAAAAATACCTTGAGCCATTTTCCCACCTGCCTGATCCCCTTGAGGATCATATGCATTAAACTTAGGAGCTTGCATAGAGAAACTATTTTGTTTTGGAGAGAATCCTTGATTAGCATTTACTGAAAAATCAGGACTCTTTCCTAAATCATAGTTACCACCAAACTGTGCTCTATGAATATCTGCTCCATATCTTGCTGCTTCTGCTCCAGCGATGTCACCCATGCCTTCTCCTCCTTGCATAGCACCACCAGCTAACTTAATAAGACCAGCAATATCAAATCCACCACCACCTCCACTATCTTTTGAAGCAGCCTGTTGTTTAAGTGCAAGCTCTTGTCTTTGTGCAGCTGTCGAACCTGTTAACATTTTATCAACCTCATCAAATTGATCTTGATAATTTAAAGGTTTAAAAGCTGGTTGACGTACTTGTGATGCATTTATTGCAGCACCAGTTTGAGCTTTCTTAAACTCTTTACCATGTTTCTTCATAAAGGCTTCTTCTGAAGGATACTTTTTGTAGAACTCCTTTTCAGATTTAACTCCTGCAATTTTTAAAATTTGTGCTTTCATGATTTATATTTGTTTAGCCAGCCTCCTGGTTGTGGTTTATTATAGTTTGTAAAGTTAGTCAATTGATCTAATTGTTGCAAAGTTTTTTGGTCTTGTTGATTTACACCATTCTTAGCCATAGGATATTCAGTTACCTTCTTCCCTTTAAACTTATAGTTCTTTCCTGGATTCATTAGTTTTGTATCTCCTGTATCAGATATACCAAGAACAGGATAAGGCACTCCTTGCATTGTTATTTGGTTAGAACCTATTTCTGTTATCTCTCCTGGATGATCCCATTGTCCTCTATCATCTTTAATGATTCCTCCTTTTTTCATTTGTGGAGCTTCTTCTTGATTAGTTTGTTGTAATGCTCCAGCTCCTATTACTGCTGGTGGAACAGCCCAAAAATTATTCATTAAATCTATAAATCCTTTTTTATCTTTTATATATTTACCCATTCCTTGCCAATCATTTTCTTTAGATACCTTATCAAACATTTCTTCAGTAAATTTATCTTTTGGAGAAAGCCCTAACTGAAATCTTCCTTGATTCATTCTAGCATGTATTTCTGTTGGTTCTGTATAATATGATTCCCCATAAGTTTTACCATCCCAAATTGGTCTATCCAATTGAAAATTGTTTTTATCAAAAGGTGCTAACAATTCTTTTTGTTCATTAATTGTTAAATTATCCCCATTATTTTCTGCAGAATGTGTAAGTTCATGAACTTTTGTTGATTCTTTTCTTTCTAAAGGTAAGTTTTTAAATTGTGCATCATCTATATATACCTTACTTCTTCCTGGTGATATACCCATAGATTTATTGATAGTCTCTTTATATGTTTGTGGTTCATTTATTTTTAAATCTTCATAATTTAATACAGGAATTTTTTTTACATCTGTATTAATTGGAAAATCTCTTTCATTACTAATACTATTAATAAATTCAGTTTTTATATCATTAAGTTCTTTGTCTGCTAACTGCCCTTCTCTTATAAGTGGATACTCAGGGAATGCCTCTTCAAAACGAGGATGAGAAGGTGTTTCTAATACCTTTTCACGCTTGGCTATTTTATTTAATGTAATTGGATCATTATTCCATTTATGTAACCAGTCTTGCCCTGATATATTTGTAGGTTTTTTAGATTTAAACATATCTAAAAACCCATTAGTTTGTAACCCTTGTCTTAACTCAGGAGCTATACTTGTTGGTATTTTTCCTAATTTAGAAAGTGCTTTTCCTTTTGTTAAAATATTAGCACCAACTAAATTTGCAGGATCTGCTATAGCATCAACTGCCATAGCACCATAAGGATTTTTAATATCTAATCCTTCTGAGGGTCTTTGCATTTCTCCTGTCAAAGCTTTCATTCCCATTAATTGTGGAAGACTTGTAATAGCAGAAATAGGTGTACCAATAATTGCACCTAATAGTCCAGCATCTCTGTTCTCTTCTGCAATCTTACTTGCATATTGTTCTAACCAATTCTTATCTTTCTTCTTTCCTTTTATTACTACTTCATCTAATTGTATAGGAGAACGAACTCCTTCATCTGTAATCACCTCACCTCTATTGTATGCTTCTCTATATTCAGGAGTTCCATAAGTTACTTTATCTCCAGTGTGATAATCAAGTTTGGTGCCATCTTGACTAATAGTCTTAGGTTTCCAATCTAATCCTTGTTGGTAATATTGCATCTCTTGACCATTTTGTGCAATGTCTCCACCATTCTCAAATCTATATCTCATTCCTGCTCCAATATTATTCTTTGATAATCCAGCATTAATAGAAAGATTTTTTGAAGGGTTGTATGACCCTCTTATTCCATAATCAGCAGGAAGCTGTCTAAAATCTTCATTACCTACACCTACAACATGTGCACCTATAGAAAAATCTTTAGTTGAATATGAAGGACTTATACCACCAATAAACATATTGTATTCTGGATCTCTTGATAGAAAAGGATTTATACTAGAATAATGATCTGGTTGAGGATAACTGAGAGGATTTAGTTGATCACCATTCTGTGCAGAAGCATCTGTAACATCAGTTTGGTTTCTACGTGGTCCTTTACTAGGAGATCCATGTCTAGCATACATATGTCCTACAGCTCCTGGCATTACTCCTCCTATTTGAAATTTTCTATTTACATCTTTTAAATATATTCTATCATATATTTCAAAAGGTTTTGTTAGACCTAATGCTTCTCCTGGATTCATACCTGATCCAGTACCTTGATCAAATTTATCATAATATGAAATATACTCTCCTTTTTTATCTTTTCCTTTTCCTAATGTATATCTACCTATTGCATTTGAATGATGTTCTGATCCTTGTTTTTTAGTTTTATGTGCATCTTTACCTGCACTACTATATCCACTTACAGACCAGCTATTATCATTTAATTTACTTTCTATATCTTTGTCTAACTTTCCAGAAGATACTCTTTCATAATTATCTAAGACTTCATTTACAAATTCTCGATCATGATTTAAAGATATATATTTTGCATTTTTATCTTTAGATGTTGATGGCTTATTTTGACTTTCAACTAATACATCATGTTCTAATGGTTGTCCTCCATAGTATTTATATAAATCTCCTAATGGACCATACTGTTCTTGTCTATTATATCCTGGTTGATTGCCAGATGCTAATGAAGTTAATCCTGGAATATTACTTAATATACTTGGTTCAAAATCTTCTCTAGTAGTTATAGGTTTTTTCTTTCCACCATTCTGAAACTGTCCTTTAACAGCAGGGTTTTCAAATATAGGACCATTGAATATTCCTTCACCAACAAATCCTTCTGGTAATGATACAGAAGAATCATTATAATTATCTAACCATTTTTTCATGTTATTTGTATGAGATTTGTGCAGGAGCAATTAAGAATTGACTCACTAAATGCGTTGTACAATTGTCATCTAATATATGACGTATCTTGAGCTCTTTAGCTCTTAGTGGAGCTTTCTTGAAACTTCTTGATCCATAGTCCATATTGCTTTGGTTAATCACCTTATCAATAGAAAGGTTTTCACAGCCTGTATTAAACAATGGAACTTGAGAACTTTTCTGCAGAGCCCAGAATGTATTGTATTGATAGAAGTTATCACTCTTAGTGTAAGTGATTGTTTTGCTATCTGTATTGAATATTGGATACTGCATGTATGCACGCATGTCATTAAGAGGTTTAGCAACAAGAGTTAACACTCCTGAACTCTGTTGTCCATTATATAGAATAGCTTTGTTAAACCACTTGTTGTTTGTTTCTATTCTTGTGTTATCATTAAAGACACCATCTGGTATAGATATATATTCATATGCTTTAGTGTAGTCTTTTACATTCTGTAATATCTCATCTTGATTTCTATAAGCAAATGGATATTCAATTATGTATGGATGTGTTACACCATAATAAGAATTGTATAATTGTATATTAGTTAAGTGTCTCCATATACATCCTGTTACAACTTGTTTTAATTTAATGTTTAAATATTTTTGTTCTGTAATATCACTTAGATGTATTGTTTTTTCTGATTTACAATTGCCAGTAGATTTTAATGTAACTAATATTACATCATCATTCACAGAATAGTTAATTCCATTAATGAGAGTTTTCTTAGACACATCTTCTGCTATTACATTCCCAAACTGATCATAGATTGAGAATGGTCCAGCAGATTGTGCAACTTGTGTTAATCTTATTGTTATTGTTTTTGACATATTATTTAAGGACAAATTCCATTATTAGTTACTGTTACTTCTGATGGAAATACAACACTACCTGCAGTAGCACAGAAGGTTACTTCACTAGGACCACCAGATGGTTCTCCTACAAATAAAGCACCTGGATCTCCATTACATTCAACAAAAGATACTATAACCGCACCTACAGTTGATTTTCTTACTGTATATGATGTACAAAGGGATGCTGTTGTACTAGTAGTTGTAGTGGTTGGGTTACAATTAACTATCTCTATTATAATTCCATCTACTACATTAAATACATTTCCTGAACTAGCAGTCTCATCTGTAAAATACCAACCAGTAGCAATCACTGTACAATCTGTACCTGTTGTACCATCATATACTATTTGTCCAATTGATATACTTAATGATTGTATTAGTATATAATTTATATCAATTACTCCTGTATCAACAACTGAATTAATATAAGATACAGCATCACAAGCATCAGTTTGACTTGCTGTAGATACTACAGTTGAAGGAGGATCTATTATATCATATCCTGTTATAAATGCAAATGTTTGTAATCCCATAGGTCTTTGACATGGTGGTGGAATAGGAGGTACAGTGATTACTCCTGTTCCTTCTAATTCACAATTAGTTAATATTACTTCTCCTTCTAATGTACAATCAACAGGTGCTTGAGTTGTTGATGTAGTAGTAGTTGTTGGTACAAAAATAGTTGTTGTTGTTGTAGTGCTTGGTGTAGGAACTAATTCTCCTGCAACAAAATCAAATTCATCACAACATCCATTTATACCAGAATAGAAGAAATTGTTTTCTGCTATATACCAATTAGGAATATAACTATGAAAGGATACCCAGCTTTTAGTATTTACATTAAATGAAAGAGTCCAAGACTTATTACAAAAGTAATCTGAGTCTTTTAAACTTACAACTCTTTTAAATATAACATCATTACCTAGTGGTTCATCTATGTAGAAATCTTTTGTTGTAGTGTCATATTGAATATCTATACTCAATGGAATATAATCTAACTTAGTAAGTATAACTCTATCAAACTTACTATCATACACACCATGTAATCCTACACCATTAAAATTATTATCTACATCTACCTTTGGAAAGTATCTTAAAATTTCAAAAGCTAAATGGTCTGTAAAAAATCTATTCATTCCAGAACCAAATGCAGATAAGTCTTCTACTTGTGTTCCTTGTATAAGAAATACTTGTCCTCTTTTAGCATCAACTGTTATCTGTCCTTGAGGAATCTTTAATAACATTTTATTTTGACTTCCCACATATCCAAGATCTGTTTCAGCAAAATCTATTGGAGGAGATTTTCTAAACATTAATGGGTTACCCATGTAAGCAGCTTGTGGATTACTTGTATCAATAGTTAATAAGTTATCATACAATAATGATTTGTTTTCAAACCTAGCAAGTACAGCTTTGTTTTGAATACCATCTAATGATATAAGTGCTCCATAGTTCTGAGGGAAATCATAATAAGATGTAGCTCTATATGTTAACCAGCTATTCACTCTGTTATCAGCATCTGTATTTTGACTATCAGAATACACAGCTCTAAATGGATAGTATGTATAACATGGTGCTCCATTGTAATCTGCTGGCAAATGCGTAAATGTATTTTCTTTATTCTGTTTAGAGAATGTTACATTATATGTGTATGTGTTATCATTAGCAATAGATACAAAATCTTCTTGTACCCAATCATCAGGAATACCTGATGACACATGTGGCCAGAAGTCTCCTTCTTTATTATTGAATGCTTGTCTTAAGTCTGTATTATAAGAACTCTCACAATAGAAGTTAGGAATACCATATGCAAACAAATAGAAATATCCATCGTAGAATGTTCTATTACTACCTGTAGCAGGTAATGGTTCATTAGGGCAATCAAATTCATGTGCTTTATAAGAAACAATATTTATTAACTCAGTTGAACCTGTTGGTGTATAATTACTTAATACAGATCTGGCTGAGTGCCAATATTTTGGATAGGCTATATTACCAATCTCATCATAGAATACATCACTGTCATCTGGAGCATTAACTCTATTATCTATAAAGAAAGGAATTTTAGTTTTGAATGCAAATCTAGATATAAATGTATCTCCTCCAAATATTACAGCAGTAGTATTAGATGTAACATTTCTTTGAAAACCTGTATCAATTGTATTATAAGAATACATCTGCCCCCATTGATTTACAAATGTATTTTTTAATGAAGCATAGTAAGAAACAACACTTATCTCTTTTTCTTGAGCAGGAGTTGCACAAGAACTACCACCACTTATATTAAATCTAGATTTATCTGTTACCCCTACACCAGAATTAGGAAAAGGTAATGCAGCTTTAACATCATCTGTTTTTAAATACACAGAAGATTCTCTTTGATAGTTATTTATATTATATGTATCCCCTACATTCTGTACACCAGGAATTAAATATCTTTTAATATCTAATTCTCTTTGTTTATTTCCACTGTTAGTTATCTCTGCATTATAGTCATAACTAGCTGTTGAGTTATAAGACTGAGCATAATTTTTTCTAGTTATACCATTTATATATATCTGTAAATATGCTTGATATGCGGTAAACATTGCGGTAGCATTAAATGGATTTGATGCAATATTATTAGAACTTGCTAATGCATCTTCTTGTGCTTCTTTTGTAAGTAATCTATATTTAGCATTACTTTTAACTGGTACAAAATGTGCTTTACCTGCACCATACATCACATTTTCTAGTTTAAGAATATCTCCTAAAAAAGGTTGGCCAAAAGAAGTTTCTGGAGAATTAAATATTTGTCCATATTTATCAGAAGTAAAGGGTAAAGGAGTTTGTACTGAACAATTAAGAGTTGATCTTCTTCCTCCTGCTGATAATGGTAATATTATATTTTTATCTTGTAGTATACTAGGTATAACTGTTGTATCAATATTACAGTTACAAAATTGTAACCAAACATTATTACATTCTGAAGTCATGTTACCCCCAACATTAACTCTTCCATATACTGTATCACAACTTCCTCCTGGAATCAAACATGCATAATTATTTAACCAAGGTGAATAATCTTTATGTACAGAATTATCATTTGTAAATGGATCTGACCATCTAACTCTGCCTCCTTTTGTTCCAGGACAAGAATCTCCAAACCAAACATCATAATTAGCTGGACCTATTGTACATGTTCCTACAGTTGTTTGTGGTCTACTAGTTGAACAAAATTCTTTTGTTTCATTTAATGTTATTCTTTCTGTTCTAGTTTTATTTGTATTGGGATCTCCATATGAATATTCTGCATAGCCTAATGTTGTATCTAAAGCATTACAAGTAACCAGCCAAACTTCTGATATATTAGTCCAAGCATTATTATTTACATTTAAAAATGGATCAGCATTAAGATCATTATATGGGTAGTTGGGAAAATAAAAACTTTGTCCTTCTCTTTCATATGTATTTACATTACGAAGAATACCTTTTGCTACAATAGATTTATTTGTACCTCTATCTCCTCTTACTATTTTGTATCCTACTATATCAGCTTTTTGATCTGTTGTTAATGATGATGATTGTATTAAAGATTGAACTTGTGCTGTATCTATTTTAACTCCTATTGGATATACAAAATTATTTTGTACAGCTAGACCTGTTGCAGGATCATAATCTATAACTGGTTTTGCGATAGGAGATACTAATACATCTGGAAACTTATGATGTCTAATTGGTTGATTAGCTAGTTCTCCCCAAAGATCTATATTACAAGGATATTCTTCTGTTGATTCCCAATAAGCAAAGTTACCATATTTATATGGAGTGGCATTACCAATAGAATCACCAGTAGCATTACCAATAACAGTTGCTGTATTATATATTTTCCAATAAGGACTATAATCTGTACCTGGTTCTGGTTCACCAATAAAATCATTATTGGTAATAAGAATATTTGGAAGAGATTGTTCTTCTATAGTTAATGTTCTACCAGGAATATGAAAACCATCTGTTTGTTTTCCATTCTTTAATAAGAATACAATTTCAAATGCATACACTTCATCTCTGAGATATCCTCTAAGGTTTGTAGCATTTAATTCATCTGCATAGTTTTCATTTGGAGGAATTGCATACGTTTCCCATAATAGACTTATTTGCGTAGCTATAGATTGATAATTAATTCTATCTATAGATACAAGTCCATCCCATACAAGAACATCCTGTACAGCTGTTAAATCTTCTGCTACATCATAATATGGAAACTTCTCAAATATATCATTCATTGATAAACGAATGTTATCATTTATCTGTCCTGTGTAAGTTATATTTAAAGATGTATTATCTATAAAATATGTTCCAATTAATTCTACAGATGTAATTGCATTCACTGTTTTAATAACAGCTAGATTAAAATATTGAAACTGTCCAGAAGAATCTAAGTTACTTACATCAACAACAATAGACTTTCCTACAACATAGTTAAAATTAACTGTTGCAATTTGTGGATCAGCAATAGGCGTAGGATTAGTAATAGAATAATAAGAAGTGAAAGGATTACCTACAGCATCAGAATACTGTGCTGCAAACTGATATGTACCAGCAAGAAGAGAACCTCCTGTAGTAACATCTGCAATAGCAAGGTTTGGAATATTAAAATTAGGTTGTAGCTTTAATTGGTTACAATCTAATTCATCTGTATATTTAGGATCACAAAGTGCAGATCCACTTTTTAATATATATGGAATATCATTGATATCTAAATATCTTCTAGGATTGAATCCATCTGTCCAATATATCTCTGTTGTACAATTTGTTATTTTATGTACAGCTTTGTGTATAGGATGATCAATATTAAAATTAAGACATGGAGCATTAACTAATTTACGATAGATGCAATCATTGTTATCCATATATCCTATCTCACTATCTCCTGTATTAGGATTGGTGATAAAGAATATATGTTTACTTTGTTCATTAATAAAATGTGTTCCTATTAATACGTATTCTTTAGGAAATGTAACACATAGTTCATTTCCTTGTTCATTCTGATAGTTGACAGAAGAAGAGTCAAAGTTTTCTAAAGCAGCATTCAAGGCATACGTAAGTGTGCCCTGTTTAATCTGATTTAATGTGATATCTAGGTTTAACCCTATGTTAGCACTGTTAAGTTCTTGTTTTATATTTCCTTGTGATTGTTCTTCAGCCATAATGATATTTTAATTAGTTACGTCTTCTACCATATCTACTAGTAGGAAGTTCGTACATATTAAATCTATTTAAGTCATTTTTGATTCTTCGTTGTTTTTCCCAACCAGTTTGTTTCTTAACTTCTATCATTGCCATGATGAAAGCTTCTTCATAGGCTTGTTTATGATACATCAGTTTTTGTTGTAACTGATTAAATGTTTCATCAACAGTTTGGTTCGTAAGAGTTTCAAACACTTTAAACTTAAGGAATGCTTCTACATACTCTCTGATACGATAGTTGTCAGGAATCAATTGGTTCCCTATTTCATCATACTCTGTAGCATAGAATATTAAATGTACAACACCGTTTCTAAAATTAGTTACAAACTTATTGTCTCTAATATCAAATGAATCAACACTAGCAGAACCAGGAGTGAAATTGTTTACAGGAATAGGTTGTGTATTGAAGTCCCAATTGTTTGTATAATCAACACCACAGTTCTTTCTTGCAGATATGTTTCCAGGCTTAAGTAAGTAGTTATGAGTAAATCCTCTAGCTACAGTGTTGTTTGTTTTGTATACAGCTTGTATAAGAACTGGCATACATGAAGGACATCCTGTTGTGCATTCAAGATTTGTACAAGGCACACCACCAGAAGTTACAGGAGATACTTGTATTGTTGTTTCAGAAGCTGCTTGTGAATAGAATGAGTTTGCTGATTGATATGGGTAGTTGGCCACCTCTGTAGTCATCCAAGCTTCTCTAACAGCATAAAAGTTATCAGGAAGTCTAGCTTGAAAGTCTTCTACAAAAAGAATCTCATCAGTAATTACATAAGTTGTTCTTCCTAACTTCTTTAGAGCTTTATCTAAATAGGTAGGAAATAAAAGATCATCCACTGCACCAGTATCGAAATAGCTTTTAAGCTCTTCTTTAACAGTTGAGTAAACAGGTTCTGGACTTACGAAATCATATTTATAGTAGTATGACATAGTTCATTATTTTTTCCATTCGTTGTAAATGTGTTGATACTTGTCGTTGGTCTTTAAGTAATGTGATAATAGTCTTGAGGTGAGTCTTGATGGTTTGAAATACCAAAGGTCAGAATTCTTAAAACGTGCAGATTGTTTAAACCACATCCATCCAAAGAAATATCCTTCTGTATGATAGTTGAAATTGTAGATAACCTTTCCTTTCTCTTTAGTCTTTTGCCAGTCGATAGGTAAGTTAATAAACTCTTTCCCATCTATGCCTTTCATCTTTCTTCTTTTCTTCTTGTTGATAGAGAACTCTCCAAAACCATAAGGTAGTCTTGCTTTTTCACCAGTCTCTAATATGTATTCTTTAAATAGTTCATTATATGTATATAGAATGTTTCTCCATTCATCATATGTAAGTTTAATAGATGGATGATTTTTACAAAATAAATTATAATTATCTTTACTAGAAGATCTCCAGTCCACTTTAACTCTACTCATTAATTAGTTGATTTTGAGTTTGGGGCTTGCCCATCTATTCCTTCTTGAGTTATATCTGTTTTAATTTGGAAGTAAGTAGATAGAAGTTTCTTAGATGTTAACTCTAAAACTTGTTGTTCTAAGTATCCAGGAAGAGGAAACTCTTTATCTAAAGGGTTCATGCATAATTGCTCATTTGTATAATCAGGAGTTCCGCATCCACATTCTGGATACATTATTTCATTGGTTACATCTTCCTCAAATAAAGCTACAAATCTAATTGCTTTAAGAAGTGGGTTACTTACATATAAGTATCCATTAGATATCCAGAAGTATTCTTCTTTTTTAATTACAGGAAGTTTCAATAGATTGATATATCTATTAACTGTAATTTCTTTTAGCTTTCTTCCTTTTCCACTCATTGCATTAATAGAATAAACTCCCTGTATAACATACTGATAGTTTCCTTCAGATATGCGTGGGAGTTTAAATGTAGTTCTTGCAACAGAACAAGGATCCACATAGTTACAACATTCAGATATAGAAACCTCACACATTTCCAAACAAGGAATTGTTGTGAATACACTGTCGGTCTGCCATAATTTACGTAAATTTAACTCTCTTTTAACTAAAAGATTTCTTGCTATTTTAATTTCCGCAAGAATTCCTCTATCAGTTAGTAAACTATCTGTTGATAATAACTTATGAGAAGATCTTATTGTTGATATTAAATTTCTTGCTGTTGCCATTTTAATTATATTTTTTTAAATAAATAATAGAATTTTGAATAGTTTGTATATTATCTTTAAAATATCCTAAAGATAAATTACAATTTCTACATAATAAGCCTCTAACATTATTAGAAATATGACAATGATCTACTACTAGATGATAATTAATATCTTCTTGAGATATTTTACATATTGCACAACAATTATTTTGTTCTACTAATAATTTTTTATAATTATCTATTGAAATTCCATATTTATATTTATAAGCTATGTCTCTGTATATTTCAGGATGATCTTTTCTACGGTTTTTAGAATAAATAGACTTTTTTACTTTATTGCGTTCATAGTGTATTTTATTTTTTTCTCTATGAATTTTTAACTGCTCTTCTGTTTTTGGTCTATTTGCTCTTAACTCTTGTCTATAAATGTTATTACATTTTTTACAACTATAAAATAATTTATCTTTTGATCTAGGCTCTTTACTATAATCTGAAAAAGGTAATACTTGCTTACATGTTTTACATGTTTTGTGATTATTATTTTCCATTAAAACCAGATAGGTATTGATATTATATTTTTATCTATCTTATCAACTATTTCTAATAATGCACCTGCATTAGAAGAACCATAATTATGTTCTATCCAATTAGATCCACCACATATAGATGGTACATTAATGTATCTACCTGATTTACCTACATTAACTGAGTAAGCATGTAAGTCACCTTTAACTGTTGATATGTATTTAGTTGTTAAGTTTTTAGAATAATCTAATAACCATAGATCAACTTTTTCATTTAGATTCAATGGAAATCCAAACTTCATGTATTTTTCATCTTTACCATGTGTAAGTAAAATACTATGTTCTCCCCATATATATGAGTCTATAAACTTATCTTGGTTGACAATTGTTATATTATCGTATCTAGCATCTAAATAAAACTCCAATGCCTTATTCACTATGTATGAGTAATCATTACCTGAGTGATTTGAATTATTTATGTTTATTATATTAACCTCTTGAAAAAGACCAGAAGTCATTACTGTATCATAAAATATTTTTCTAGCAGAAGTATAAATATTAAACTGTTCTTTGTTTGATAAAGATTCTAATGCATGTCCACCTCTTGTAGTTTGTTTATTAAAACCATCTAGCTCATCTCCAAGATTAACTATAAATAATGTATCTATTACATAATCTAATGATATAATCTGTTTAGCTAGTTCTTTTAAACGATTATGATATATATCTCCTGTATATGGGTTTCCAAATAAAGAGTCTTTAAAATCAATCCCAGTATGGTCATCTGCTATATATACAAATAATGCTTTATCAGATTCACGATATTTTACTTTTCCAGAAAACTTTTCTGTTGTTGAGAAGATTTTTCTTATATCTTCAGTTAAATCTTTTCGTATAATATCATCATCTGATATTAACTTACTAAAGATGGAAGATGTAAACTTCCCACTTGGTAACATCTTAGACCAGTAGTTGGTAATGATGTATTTGTCTAAATTTATTTTGTGTAATGCTGCTAGTTCAATATCATCCTTTGGATCAAAGTCACTAGTGATAGTGCTTTCTATTGTACCCTTCTCAACATTCACCTTACGTAATTCTTCTTTATAATTAGAAGATAGTTCAAGTGGTGAATCATCTTTCTCTCTAAGTTCTTTTAGAAGTTCAGTCACTTCATTTTCACTTATTCCTAATCTCTCTGCATAGAACTTTTTACTTTTCTTCATGCTTAATAACTCTTCTAACTTGAACAATAAATCTTGATTCTCAGTCATATTTAGTTTAGTTTACTTAAAATTAGGGTAAAGATAAAAATAGTTTTCTTACTATGCAAATAAATTTAATTAAATAGGTTATTCTTTATAACTAAAATAGTTATAAAACAAAAACTCCCCAAGAATATCTTGAGGAGAAAATCTAAGAAAACCAACAAACTCAGATTTTTTTTATATTAATATTATAGTAATTACACTATACACAACAAAAACTAGACAAAGATGCTGTTGAAACAACAGATGTTATTTCTACATCATTTTTAAAATACCTAAAGTTTAATATGTTCAATGAATCATTTGTACATCCAGATGGATAAATAATATTTGTACCAGCCACTGTGTAATGCCGAACTGAATATATACCATCACAATTTAAAAATATCAAACTAATTATATTATTATTTGCAGGCTCTGTATTTCCAGTAGCGTCATCTAAATCTAATTGACTAATATTTGCTTGTATTTTAAAGCACTCACAAGCTACAGTGGTAGTAGTAGTAGTGGTAGGTGCACTTGTTGTGGTAGTAGTAGTGGTAGGTGCACTTGTTGTGGTAGTAGTAGTGGTAGGTGCACTTGTTGTGGTAGTAGTAGTGGTAGGTGCACTTGTTGTGGTAGTAGTAGTAGTGGTTATCTCTTCTATATATCCATCTAAAGCGCATTCAGCCAATCTCAATGTTATATCTACAGAGTTAATACAATCTCCTGCAGATGTTATTCTAACTACAGATGCATCATCAGGAACTGTAGTTGAATATCCTGCTTCTAATAAAATTTTATCTATCCCTGTTTCAAAAGGAACGGTGTATCCATCTATATTAGAATAAAGATTAAATGGACCTGAGTCAGATCCAGCAGTTGTTAGTGTTAAAAATACTGTCATTTGGTTTTATTTTAATTTAATTAACAACTAGAGGATGTTGCATTTCCAATTCCATCACAATTAAGTAAAAGTTTAACTCCTCCTTCTGAACTATTATCTGCTATCATAAATATTCCTGAAGTTGTACCATTTATTGTATTAACATGAGAATCAATAGAATTTGTATCAATTATAGTTCCTGGAGAATTATAATCATATAATAATGTATCAGGCAAAGCTATCATATCTTTTACAACATATTTCCCATCTATATTTAAAACAAGCCATCCTGAGTCTACTGCAACATATGCATAGTTTGAAATTGTTTCAGTGTTACTATCTGAGCAAGTTGCTCCTGCAGAACTACATAAATAAATACATGCTATTGATATTATTGTGGTAGTGGTAGTTGTTGTAGTAGAGCTAGAACTAGTTGTTGTAGATGTTGTAGTAATACCTGTAGGTAAAAGTACAAAATTATTACATAAATCATTTACAGATTGCACTTTAATTGTTGTTGTTCCATCAGGAACTAAATCAGATGGATAACCTGCTTCTAAATCTAATTTATTTACTCCTACTGCAAATGCTGATGTATATCCATTTACATCTGAATATAGATTAAAGGGTCCTGTATCTGCCCCTGCTGTTGTTAATGTTATTAATACTGTCATTTTATTTGGTTTTTTAATTATATACTCTTATTTCTATTGGGGTATTATCTAGTATTTGATCAAGATGTGTTTCATTAGGAGAACCAGTTTCTACTGTTATTTCTGTTCCTGGTGTATTGATGCTTGGGTAAATTCCAAAAACTAAACTACTGTTTCCTGTCATAAATATAGTTGTTTTATTTTCTGTGAATAAATTATCGCTTGTTGCTAGGTAAGAACCAGCTCCCAGCCTTGTCCATACTATATCACCGATGGTATTTTCAAGTATAGTCGCAACCGGATCATTTTCTTCAGTCTGTGTTAATAAAGCAGTATATGATTTATATGGTGTTGTTGGAACATCCATTTCCTTCCACTGTCCATCTTCTGCTACTATCATTTTAGTAGCCGTTGTAGAAGTTGGTAATGTACCATTGAATATTAACCCTATTTCATTTGCTGTTAATGGGGTTGATGTTCTATCAAATTGATAGTTATTAAATGATATATTTAGTTGCCTTAAACCTGTTATTTCTGTTAAATATATTTGAAATGAACCATTATTAAAATTTAAACCAATTTGATTTGAACCATTATCAAAATTTAAAAATTGTTGATATGAATTATTATTAAAATTTAAAAATTGTTGATATGAACCATTATCAAAAGTTATATTCTGTTGATAAGAACCATTATTAAAAGTTAAATATATTTGAAATGAACCTCTAAAATTAATATTTTCATTGTAAGAATTATTTATTATTTGATTCCCTATTCCTTTTGAAATAGCATAATCAAAAATATTTCCCCACATAAAAGCCTTAATTGGATTTATACCAATATTCCAATTAATCTCGTCATAATTAGTACTAACAATATTACTATTTTGTTCATTCCTGTAAACAATAACATCATTATTATAATCATATTTAATTAAGTCATAAGCTACATTGTAATCAGTATCATTGAATGCAATAACACTCCATTCACTATCTAAAGTGAATAAGTCAGTTGAAGCCCCAACATTCCCATCTACATTCTCCCAAGTCTTACCACCCCAATGAACTTTATCACCAATAGAATAAGTCCCTGCACTTGTCCATACATCAAATCCACTAACTGATTGGTCATATTTAGGATTATAAAACTTACCATAACCATCCGTCGCTAAAGTATTATCATTAATAGCTTGTAAATAGATTGTACTACCTCCATACAAAGAAGTATCAACGCCTGTTATCTCATATACTGTCAAAGGTACTAAATCATTGCCTGATATTAATGTGTCGATTTCAGCCTTTGTTTTAGTTACTATTGAAGGATTACTAACAATAGAACTAATAGGAATTACTGTACCATTATCCAATAAAATATTAGTACCATCTCCACCAATCTTTACAAATGAATCTGCAATTATTGGTAGAGTGGTATAATTACCTGTCTCTGTTACTTTCTGTAATGTAGGAAAAGAATAGATAGCATCTAGCTTCTCTATAACTTCTGTTAATACATTATAAGTATTGATTCCTGAGTATGGAAGATTAGGACCAGCATAGTAAACATCATCTGTAGAGATACAAGGATCACTACAGTCGCAAGCTTTTCTTTGTGGAGTAGGTGGATAGTGCATATTAGTTATTAGGCTGGGATGTACATTATATAATAAAGAGCAAGTCCTGGTTGAACATTTGAGTGCCAACTGTCTCCACCAAATGCTGCATTAGTAATTGATGATGCAATTGTAATACCAGTTGATTTACTATCTGTAGTAACAGGCCCACCATTATTAGTTACATTATTAACAACAAAAGCTCCAGTACCTCCTGAAGTATTAGTAGATCCTAGTATTTGATGTGTGTGTTTTGGATCTGTTAAAATTACACTAATAGTGTTAGCATGACTATGACTAGGGATTTGTGTAGCATTTAATGTAGTTGTATTGTATCCTCGTAAGTCTCCTTTATTGTATGTAGGATTACCAGAACCATTTGGTATAGTTTCTGTAGAACAAGGAAATGCGCTAGGTGTATTTGTAGCTCCAACAGAAACTCTTCCTCTTAAATCTGGTGTACTATTTTGTCCATTACACATAAACACTCTAGCCCAATAACCAGACCCTGTACCAGTTGCATCAAATCCTGTTATATCCCCATAATAAGGAACAGGAGAATAAGGAAGCATTTTAGCACTAGCTAAATCTGCTACATTATTAGTTAAACACTCTGCTATTCTGTCACATAATTCAGATTTTGTTACAAATAATGGTAATTGATTAAGTATTGATGTTACGTTAGAATTAACATCACAAAGTTTATATATAGTAGCTTGTACAATATCATGTGTATCAGAAGAAGCTGTAACACCTGTTAAACATCCAATGACATAATCAGAATTCAATACAGTAAGTGAAGCAAAAATAGAATTCACTTGTTCTTGAAGATCACAAGCAGCTTCTATAAGAGCTTTTGATATATCTTCTATTGATATTTCTCCACACGTAGGAAGATATTTCTGTATCACTGCACATATATCTATTTCACTAAGATCTATTTTTATTCCAGATCCATTTAATGCAGAAACAAGAAATGTAATTAGAGATTGTTCAATTACTGATAAAGGATCACCATTACTGATTCCTAATGTAGGAATATCTATTCCTGTATATTTGACACATTGATCCGATATAGTTTCAGTGCATCCATTAAAACAATTTTGACAATTGGACATATTATATTTATTTTATATTGTTATTATTGTGGTTATTAACAAGGTGATAATTCTGCACATGTATCTTTTTGATCAGCATCTAAAATAGAAGTATTAGGACCATTAGTAGAAGAACCATTATATATAGTTATTTTTATTTTAATATTAGGTAGAGATCCTGAATAATTGTAAAATTTATCTATTGTTAATAATTCAGAATTTGCAAATGCCATACTGCCAACTGAAACACATGTATCACAGTTATATGTAGATGCTTGATAATTATATGATAATATTGGAAGAGTGGTAGTAGTTGTAGTGGTTGAACTAGTAGAAGTGCTAGTAGAACTAGTAGTTGACGTACTTGTAGAACTTGTTGTACTTGTTGTTATTGGAAGTGTTGTTGATGTTGTTGTTGTTGGTTGAATAGTTACTTTATAAGCATTTCCAGTGAATGAACAACTTGATACACCAGTTCCATCAAATGAACAAATTAATGGTGGGCAAGTAGTAGATGTTGATGTAGTAGATGTTGTAGGGGTTGGTGTAAATATAGGTTTGATATAACAACCTGATGTAAGTCTTATCACCTTACTCACAATCTTATCCATACAGAAATCAGCTAAGTAATCAGGATTACATTGCTTGTATGTAAGAATTCTTTTATATGCCAAAAGTTGAATCATTGCTCCAGCAGGAACAACTTGATTCAACATAAATACAACATTGTTGTATAGACCATTAGCATACTCTGCTAATTTGCAATCTATCTTTTTTAATAAATTAGGAATGTCTGCACATTGAGGACAATCAGTTAATCTTGGTGTTAACATATTTATTATTTTTTAGCTGCGCATGTAGCACATAGTCCATTTTTTAATTGACATCCACATCCCACTTGGGCTCCACATCCTGAACATTGAGCTTTCATATTAATTAAAGTTTATTTGATAGTTGTTACCTGAACAACCACAGTTAGATTTTAAAAAACTATTTAACATATTATCTGCTTGAGCATATAATCTATTTGCTTCATACTCTGCACAGTTATTACCTGCAGCAATTGCTCCTTGTATAAAGAAATTAATTGTGTTTAATGTGACACTAGATTGTGTTTTAATTGCTCTATCACATTCCATTAAATCTAATTGAAGAAAAGCTCTGTCAAACTTCTCTTGTATTTTCTCTGTACGCATTATTGTTCTTTCTACAAAGTTCAAATATGCTGGTGCTACAGAGTATAATAATCTATATATTCCATCAGGTAGGGGTTGTTCGCTACCCACTTCAGTAATCCCAAGATTTGCAGTGGTATATAAATTAAATGTATTTACATCAAAAGGTAGTATTACAGAATTAAATCCAGGAACAGTTATTGTTATAGATGGGCTTTCAATAGGTGGTGTAGGAGGATAGGTTGAAGCATCCATCACCCCAAGTGTTAACACATTATATGTAGGTACTACAAGTATATCTAATTTTAAATCTGCCATGAGTTTGTTTTTGAAGGTTAATAAAAAGGGGAGAGAGCGTTTGTTAACTCATCTCCCCTTGATACTAGGAATTTATTATTATCTACTTATCCTTAAGGAATGTTAGTAGAAGATGTTGTTGTTGTACTAGGAGCAGCAGTTGATGTAGTAGTGGTTGTGATTACACAATCATTATCACCTGTAACAGCTCCTAAAGCACCTACTAAGATTGCTTCAATAAGTCCACCAATTGGATTAGAAGTACCGTTGCTTTGAGTTTGTGGAGTAGCAATAATCACTGTAGAATCTTCCATGATATAATCACCCCATTGGTAAGCAGACTTATCATATTCATTGAATTTGATATAGTAGCTATCATAAGTAACACCAGCAGAAACATAAGACTCGAAGTTCTCATTGTAACCGTTCATTCTGTAAAGGTGTTTCAAGTAACCAGCTTGGTAGCTATAGAAGTTTTTCTCCAATTGGATAAATTCTGCAGCTTGTCCTGAAGCATAAGAAGAACGTTGTGTGATAACAGAGTTAGCAACAATGTTACAAGAATCTGCAACAATAAAGTCAGCAGTAGTAGCTGGACCAGCATATACAAAAGTTCTGAAAGTCATTCTGTCATATTCAAAAGGGAACGCAGCAATATCACATGGTTGTCCATATACTGTTAAAGGTTTTCCTGTGATACGTAGAATAGTTCCACCAAAATTTTCAAATGTGTAGAATTTGTTCAAGCTAATGTTGTCAGGATTGGTACCAGGAGCTTGTGCAGTTAATTTTGCAATGAATTGATTAATCAAGTCATTAACATTAACATCAGTACATGGATCATCACCGCAATCACAACAAGGTGCTTGTACAGTTACTGAACGTGTAAATCCGTTGAAATAAAGAGTTCTAAGGTAAGAACTGTCAGCACGAAGTGTAAGTGTGATTGTGTCACCACATTGTGCAGAGAAGTTAGTTACATCAGTAATTTGGTTTGCCGCAGTTGGACATCCTGTTACTTTGTACCATTCAGTTACGTTTGCTCCTGTAGAAGAAATCTTATCAGATCTTTTAGATGATTGAAGATAAGTGTTATCTCTACCTTGAGCAACGTAGAAGTAAGGAAAGTCAGCAATATCTGTAGCATCTACTGGTGCATACTTATTGTTGAAAATTCCCACAATACCTGGATCAAGGTCTTGTGTTGAGCCAGAGCTAGGGACAGTTGTTTGCCCTACTGGAACCACGAATAACGTGGTTAATGAAAAATCAGCCATTGTTTATTTATTTAAATTAATAGTTTATTCGTTTGTTTGTATTCTGAACTGTGCACTTTGTACTGCAGCAGCATTCTCAGTATACATTGCTAGATTCTGAACTGTAAGATCTAGAAGTTCATCTTCTAAGTATGTTTCTAATTCACAATCTGTATCAATAGATGGAAGACCATCTAACATTATATATCCTGTTTTATTAATGTAATTAGGATAACGCATGTACATTATGTTTACAGTGATTGGTGTAAATGTTCCATCTGTAAATACACTTATTTCATCAGACGCAAGAATGTTAAATGTTTCTTGGTATTCAAATGAAGGTCTGTAATGATCATTATTTAATATAAATTGAAGATCACCATGTTTAGCAAGATCTCTATTTATCCAGATTTTTCTATTCTCACACCTTCCTTTATCTGCTAGTAGATAACTATCTACATAAAACATATATTTTGGTGAAAGCTCATGAACATTAGCAACCCATTGATTTATATTTGAATCCTTTAATGTTAATGTTAAGGGTTGATGACTGTAATCCATTACAAGACTTTGTAAATCTTCGTAACGTTTTTTAAATGAATCTTGCCCTAATCCACTAATAACACTTATACCATCAACCTTTTGTTTTATCAACTTAATCTGAGCCTCATTCAAAGCTAAGATCTTGTCTTCTAATTGAATCTGTTGGTGCTCATTAGTTGATAGTTTATTTAGTCTTTGATCTACTTTATATAATAAACTATCTACTGGGATCATATGCTTTTATATTTTTAAAACTAGC